CGGGTTCTAAATCTTCGATAACTGTTGTTCTAGATTCAACGTCAATTTTTAAATGTTCTACAAACTCATAGAGTTTGGTAATGAGTTTATCAACGTCTGCTAATTCAGATTCCGTATAGGCATTTCTGGATTTAGCCAGGCTAAGAGCCATGTAGGCTGCATACAAATCTTTATATAAAAATTCTGCCATGTTAAGATAGGGGCTTTCGCCCCTATTCCTTACTTCTTAGCAGGTTCAGCTGGCTTCTTGTCGTCTTTCTTTTCTTCGACAGGTTTGCCATCTTTACCAACAGGCTTGACCTTAGGTTTGTCTTCCTTTTTAGCTTCGTCCTTCTTGGCTTCGGCTTTAGGAGCTTCTTTCTTGGGTTCTTCTTTCTTGGCGTCAGCAGCGACGGCTACGGACAGACCCAAGGCAGCAAACAATGCGATAATAAATTTCATTTTATTTCCTTTTAGGTTGAAAATCGATGTTGGCCTACATTAGGACAGCACGGCTACACAGAGGGCGCTTGGTGCTGCTCATCAGTCTGACTCTAGTCATCGTTGGCTAGTTTAGCGAAGTACGAGAGACTTTCGGTATCATCAAAATCTTCTTCCTTCCTGGGTGCTGGAGCCTTGGCTTTAGCTGGGGCGGAAGTTTTTTCTGCTGATCCAAAACGAGTTGAAGGTACTTCGACTTCATCCTCATCTAAATTCATCTGTTCGGCTCTGCGTGGAACTGAACCAGATGCATTCAAAACTGAATCTAATTTCTTCTTAAGCTCATCATAGCTCTTGAAATGGCGTGCATGATGAAAGTCTGTCAAACTATGTTGCTGAGACCAAATTTTCTCAATATCGGCATCAGACTCGCTAACTGAACTTGGTTTGTCAAATTCAGACTTATCATAGTTACGATAACCTTCAACATTGCGAATTTTTAGTTTGAAGTTAGCGCCTTCCCAGAAATCAAAGGGATTGATGGGCTTTTCATCTTCGAACTGTGGCTCGGTTACGTCTTTAATCTTGTCCCAGATCTTTTTACCAAACTTGAACAGGAAAACTTTGCCTTCGTTTTCAGGACGCTTGCTGTCAGTAACAACCAGAATATTAGTAATATACTCCAGTTTGCGTTTCTGCTTGCGAGCAACTTCTTTGTTGGCTTCGGTTCCTGAATTCCAAAGTTCCTGATTTAACTCACCAACTGGGTCATTTTGACCAATAGTAGTCAAACTATTTTCAATGTACCATTTTCCAGTCGGTCCCTGGAACGCATGCTTCCAAACACGAACGAAGGGAAATTCTTCGCCTTTGGATGGTGGGAGGAAACGAATTACTGCATAGCCATTACCAGCTTTGTCAACATCGGGTGTCCAAAAACGATCATCGTTTTTATTAGATTCACCGGCTGGTGTGCTGATACGTTCTACTTCTTTGACTAGTTGGTCAAAACCACCGCGGCTGCGGCGCAGATCTGAAAGGCTTGTAAATGCCATGGTATTTCTCCGTATTTGATGTATTAGATGTATTAACGTCGTTTAGTATGTGTATCATAATATAAATTTGCATCATACTCATCATCTAAATCGACACCACCCTTTCTATAGGATGATGCCAGATTATATATAAGTTTCTTGTGTTTGTCAATCCTAGAACCCATGCCTTTTTGGACTTTATGTAATTTTGGTTCGCGATCAACCTCAAAATCCTTGTGCTTCATGTTATTTATTCTTCATTATTGGAAATAGTTAGATAGGGCCACTGAGAAATTCTCTTGGTTAAATCTTGTTGATTTTTTTGCCAACTTTATTAGGTATCGTTGTGTTTCTTTGATGCTCAACATCATGTTTACGATTTGTTCTTGCACTACAGTCTGCTGCTCCTGCATTTGAACTAGATGCTCCTCCATGGCTCTTAACCTGGTCTGAGTTAAATCTAATTCTTGATCTAAAATCTTTTCCATATCTGTTGGAATCATACTTTAAAAAAGGTTTATATTTAATGATTAACCGTTTAAGATCAGGCCATATTACAGCATCATCTATGTCCAGACCAGATATGCCCGAATCAGTTAACTGATCCAGAATACAAAGTGTTTCTAAACATATTCTCTGACCCAGATAGGCCTTTATTATATATGGATGCCCTGTACCTTCAC